CATATGCATCAGTTGCGCGTTGTGCTAACGCATCAAACTCGGAATCGCTTATGTCGCCTAATCCTTTTACTTGCGGTAATGCTGCTGAAATTTTGTCAAATTCGGCCATGTCTCTAAATAACGGTACTGCTGCAGGAGGAGTAACAGGAGGTTCTGTTTCTGTTATAATTTTTTTACTTTCTGGTAAATTTAGAAGTTCTTCTAATTTGCGTGTCATGAATTATCCTCATATAGTATAACTATTTAAGTTATTTAGAACCGTTATGAAAAATATCATTTTCATTTATAACTCTAAATACTAACCCATGTTGTTTACAATAGATAGTAGCAGCTGCCCACTTAGCTTGATTTTTAATAAACTGTGCTTGGTTGTATCTGTTTTTTCCTACACGTTCTAAAATTTGTTGACTTGCAGGTTTTATTTCAATTACTTCGTTATGTATAATATGATTTTTATCTATATACTGTATAAAGAAATCTGGAAGATAAATTGTGTTACGATTAGTTAACGGATCCCTATACGGAATAGTAATTGCTTCGCTTGCCCATTTTTGAATAGCAGGATTAGTATCGCACATTTGCATAAAAGTCATTTCCCAAGAACTACGAAAATATGGAATTTTAGTTCCTACATATTTCCCTGGATTCTTAGGAACAAATTTTCCTTTAGCAAATTTACGACTACTCATACTAGTATATTTCGAGTCTCGTATACGTTATTTGTTATTTTAACACGATAACCTACTAAACTAGTTTTCTCTCTATATGCATTTAACACTTGTGCTACAATTGATGATATCTGCATAGTTGGTACTGATTTAAGGGTTTCAAGTAATGAAAACACCGGAACGTTATCAACTTTGGCTTGATTTAATAATACAATTGCAATAGTTCTTGCACTTGTTATGTCAAAGTCACGACGTTGAAAAAACCCAATAACTGCATCAATTTCACCTGCAGGAAAGGTAACATCATTGATATAAAATTTATCAAAGAATTGTTTAATTTGTGCTTCGCTTGATGTTTTTGCTGGTAAGTTGGTATTTGTGTATATCATATATAATCCTAAATAACAGTAGTATAAGCTGGCGCAGTATTTGTTGCAGTCGTTGGCGCAGTTACTACAGCAGTTGACAACTTCACTGATGATGCAACTGTTGTTTGTTTAGTAGCAGTTGACTGCGGAATAACAACTCCATTTACGCCGCCGGTAGTAGCTGCAGGTGTAGTAGCTGCAGTACTCACTGATGCTTTAGATGATGTAGTACTAGCAGTTGCTGCAGCAGTTACTGCTTTGGCAGCTGCAGTAGTTTTATTAGTTGATCCAAGTGTTGTTCTTGGGAACGACGGGGAAGTACTAATATTTCTTGGGTAGTTATTACTAGTTAATGGAGACGGAGACCAATCGTAATGTGTTGAACCAAAACCTTCCATTTTTCCTGAATCTACATAACCAACGTCGTAGTATACAGATTCATATGCAAGTCTCATATCAAAATTATGCGGACCATACTCGGCATAACCTAACTTACCACCAGTCCATGATGTTATGACAGGATTTACTAGTTTATAACTAACAAACTCATGTCTAGCCATTTGATAGATAGTTACATAATTAAAAAATGACGCAGTTGGACCGTTATAGCCATATGGACTAGTAATAAACGATGCAGGTCGTGTTGCAGTTCTACTGTATGCACCCTTTGCATTAGCCGCGTTAGGATCTGCATAATAGTATCTATAATATGTTTGCCATAATTGATTTATAAGTCCCATACTATCGTCGTTAAAACTAAGTCCGACATCAGTATACTTATGTGTGTACTGAGCAACTTTTTTTCGATTATATTGATTTAATACATCAGTTTGTACAGTGTATGCAGGTAAATCAACTGACTTAACTAACAAGTTAACCTCGTCTTTAAGAGTTTCTAATAACTTAACTGTAATATTGGTTTTACTTCTAACCGCTGCCCAATTAATATTAAATGCAACATGATATAAGAATTTATTTTTAGGTAACAACCTAAACTGATCATCAGTAAATAGCCGTGCGGCATGTTGCTGACATCTTATTTGTTCTTCCGGGTGTGTGTTTATGAATTCGTTAGGTGTAAATGACATATATATATTTATCTATTTTATTAAGTGTATGGTTTAAAAATAAGTCATAAAAAAGCCCGCAATGCGGGCTTTTTATATGCGATGATCTATTAAGAACCAACGCCACCAACAGCACTAGTGCCTGGTACACGAGGTGTATTAGGATCACCAATCGCACCACCAACAAGTTGAATACAGTTATCAGGTTGAATTGATAAATCAATTGTCATGCCTGTACCTGCATCAGCATATTGTAATGCGTTAAAGTTAGTAGAAACAATATAACAACCCTAACATTCCCATGTTTCTAAAACGTTTGCTGCTGTAAAGTTACCAGCATTACCACCGTCTAACATTTGGATTGTCATTTTGAATTTATAATCACCTGCAGCAGCAGCTGAACTTTGTTCAAAGAAGTCAAATTGTTTTTGATTTTGCTCACCAATGATTTTATTAATTACACCAGTAGCATCGTCACGGATTTTAATAGCAATTGGTTTCCAATTTGGTTTACCTGCGTAATGGATGACACTGTTGTATACATCAATTTTTTGATCAGGAAACTCAACGTTTGGTCTAGCTGCTTCAGTAATTTGTTTTGTTAGTTCAGTAGTATCTTTAGTAATACCTAAGCCATCAAAAATTACTTTGAATCGATATTTTAATTTAGGCATTAACATGCCTGTGTTATCACTCCCATTAATTGGAACTGAAAAATTTGATAATGATGCAATTGACATTTATTTTTCTCCTTATCCTAGACCTTTAATTTCGCCAGTGTTTTTCAAACGCATTGGGATGTAAATAAATTCAACAGCTTTCGTTGGTTCAATAGCAACATCAAGCCATAATTCGCTACGATCAATTCTATCTGGTGTATTATTTGATGTATCGCAAACTACAATAAAATCGTATAATGCACGTTGACCCATTAATTCAAGCAACATAGCTTCTGCAGCGTGTTTAATTTGTTTACGAGTTGCTTCGTCATTTGGTGCAAACAAATATGGTTTTGTTAATGTAGAAAACTGAACACGTAAAAATGCTACCAATCTAGCAACATTAACACGATCTAATGCACTTGCAACTGATGCGCGTGTGTACTGACCATATACTACATGTCCTGACCCTGCAATGAATGCAATTGGATTAACTTTAACACTAGCTAGTGTATCACGTTGTCCGCGATTTAAACCAACAGTTTGGAATTCACCACCACCATCAACATACCCAACTGAAGTTGCGTTGTTAATAACACCTCTTGATGTGCCTGCAGGTGCAAACCACAAATAACTAGAAGCATCATTTAATGCGTATGTACGTAACATCATATGACTTGGTGGAACAACAATGTTGTTACCAAGGTTGTCACTTGTATATCCCCATGGGTAATAAAACGCCATATATGGATCACTTGATGTTAAACCATAGTCATTATCTTCAACTGCTAACGCTGCGTTCATACCCCAGTTGCTTAATGACGTTGCATCAGCTGGTAAACGTGCAGGTGTGTCGGCAATAACGAATGCAGTAATACCGCGATCGTAGTTCAAAATTTTCATTTCGCCTACTAATTCTGGATATCCCGGGCATGCAATTAAGTTGAATACACGACGTTCTTCATCGCGAATTTGTAAGTTTTTGTTAACTAATGCTTGCAAAGATTGTACTACAACTTTACGTTGTGCTCTACGGCCAAATGCACCTGATCCGTCTTCATTGTTAGCTGCATCAGAAACCCAACGACCTTCGAAATAATTAGCCATTGACTCGTTGTTCCATCTAGGATTACGTGCTAAATGATCAACATAAGTTGCATGGTATCTTTTAACATTGTAACCACTTCTGCGCAAGTTCCATAACAACATACCTGTTGGGTATAATGCAGGATTTGGTGCGTCAAAGTCTAAGAAGTTAGCAGCAATTCTAGCGTCTTCAGTTAACCCGGTTCCGCCTAATAACTCAACAATTGTTGATGGTGTAGTTGCAATACCATTAGTATTCCATCTTGCATTACCAAACAAAACGCCATCTTCTGATGTTTGATCAGTTTTGTCAACTAGTTGCCATAGTTTTGTAAAGCTATCAAATTTATACATTTGTGGATAGTTTTCAGTATCTGAAGTATCAATCCATAAATCACCAGCTTTTAACTGTGAAACGCCGTCGCTTTGTACTTTTGGTCTAGTTGGACTAACAATTGGTCCTTTAGCATTAGTTGCACCGACACCGTCACCATGATCAAAGTTACGATAAGCTACCCAAGTAGTACCGTTGTTAACCATAATGTCAACTTCTTCAATTTTGTTATCATACCACAATTGGCCATCTACAGGTCCGCCTGTTGGAGCCGAATCCGATGGGGTAATAAATGATGAAGTTTTATCAGTTGTAAATTCAGACCATAAACTAGCAACATAATTTCCAGAATTACCTGCTGGATGCGCGTAGAAGTTAATAGTTGAAATTGTACTAAACAATCTACTAATAGGTGTACCAGTTCCGTCATCAAACAGAATTTCTCCACCTGTAATATGACTAATAACAAGTTGTGTTTCACCTAATGCAATAGCGTCAACATTGTTTAATCCACTTGATGTAATAGCTGCTAAAATTTTATTAATAACAACTGCTACAGATGAATCTTGATCAATTGTAAATGATATTGTTACTTCAGCCGACATATTGTCCGAACCAAGAACGCTTTCTGCCATATTAAATGAATATGTTCCAGCTGGAAATGAAGTTGGTTGAATAATACTTGATTCAATAGTTGTAGCACCTACATTACTACGACGGAATACTTTTAATGACGCAGTTGGTAGTGCATCTTCTGACACGTTAAATTTAGCATATACTGTGTTACCAGGAATATTTAAACCACCACGTGTTGAATCAAGCGCATTAATTGCACTAGCTGAGTTTTTGTAAACTGGGCACGAAACTGATTTCCATATCAACCCTGCTTCAATATATTTACTAACGACTAAATCTGCACCTTTGTTAACTGCAGTTGTTTTAATCCATAATGAATTAGTTGGTCTGTTATTAACAGTAAGTTTATCGTCTTTACGTTTGTACATTGGTACTGAAGTATGTGCTGAAATTGTCAATGCTGGTGATTTATAAATACCAGTATCGTAATTAACAGTACCATTTTCAACACCTAAAGTAGTTGCAGTTTCATCCAATGTACCAGTTAAATCAATATCAGATCCTGTTGTGTACAGTTGTAATTTATTATCAATTGCAGCAGCAGTTATGCCCATTGCAGAAACTAACTCGCTTTCGTTAATTAATGTAACAAGTGATGCTAATGTTGAGAACCCGGCAATATTAACATCGTTAATTGTTAACACGTCTTGCGGGCCATTTTCAACTGATGACACATCGTTAAATGGTGCAGTTCCAGTAACTGTGTTACTACCAATTACAGTTGGAATACTTGCTTTCCATTCATCGGTACCAACTTCTACCCATGTACCTGCAGGCGTGTTAGTTTGTGGTTTTTTATACCAAAGTTTAAGTAAACTAGTAACAGCAACAAATGCATAATCACCAATTTTACCAATACTTCCTTTAGGTGAATAATCATGAGCTAAGTAATCAGCAACTTGGGTAGTATCAGTAATTACACGCGGAACAATGTTTGCAAATTTTTGTCCGTCTACAGTAGTTGCAGATTCTGAATTCCATTTAAATATACCCCAATAAGATGCTGCAGTATCTAACCAAAATGCGTTATCTACAGGAGCGCCACGAGGTACAGCAGTTGCACCAGTTAATTGATCTAAATTAACATCTGCTCGTGCAACGTATGCACGGTTACTTACACCTAAAAAGCTATATGCAGCTTGCAAACCATATTCATTTTGTTCACCTGCATGAATAGGATTGTTGCTTGAATCTGTTTTAAAAATCGGAGTACCGTAAGTATCCGTTAAATCCTTTTGACTGGTTAGTAAATAAACTTTACCGTCATTTTTTGCTAATGTTCCTGGAGCAATACCAGTCGATGCTCCATTTAATTTGTTTGAAGCCGAGGCAACAATTATTAAAGGAATTGTACCGGCGCCGGCGGGTGTATAAAAACTTTCGTCTTCAACTGAAACGCTTACACCTGGTGAACTAAGTTGAGCCATAATTATAATCTCCATATATACAAGTTCTAACTGTATTTATAGTAAATTGTAATTTTATAGGCTTATACCTTAATGATTTCTGTTATTTTGTTATACAAATCGTCTAACGTGCTGTTATTGTTAATTATGTAATCTACTTCTAAACCATGCCATGCCCATTCGCTTTCGTGTACACCAAACTCTTTTAACATTAAGATGTCATCAATATTACCTGCAAATGCACCTTGTGCATAGGTATGCCAATCTGGGTCTGGATATCGTTTTACACGAACAATTTTTCCACCTAACCGTTTTATAGTTGCAAATTCATTTGGAAATCTACAATCGCTAATAACAACGTTAGTGTCTATATTTCTTAACTTATTTTCTAAACTAGCAATCCAAATATCGTCATGAAAACTTCTTCTGCA